GAGGGATTTTCTAGGGTTGACAGGGATAATGATTATATTGCAGAACTAGAAGCTGAAGTGGTTAAGTTCTTAGACGAAGTAGATCAAACAATTTTAAAACTAAAGGAGTAGTATATGGCGCAATACGATAACACAAACACGTTTACATTAAACAAGAACGATAAGGGAGACAATCCACGCCGACCAGACTACCGAGGAAAGCTCAACCTTGATGGCATTGAATTTACTTTATCAGGTTGGGTAAGAGAAGGTGCTAATGGTAAGTTTATTAGTGGTTCTGTACAGATGAAAGAAACTCAGGGTGAAACAAGAAGTAAACCAGCAATAGAAGGTGCAGATGAGGATGTTCCTTTCTAGGAGCATCCCCATAAGCATAACAATTACTTGTTCATTACGTACATTGTGACTTCAAAGCCAAAACGCATTTCTGTAACTGATGGTGTTGTCCACATAGCGGTTCTCCTTTCTTTTAGATTTGTAATAGAATTATACGCTTGTATGGGTTTGCTAGACACAAGAAAATCATGAAAGGACTATAATGGATATACACCATTTAGAACTAGACATAGCGTGTTATGCTACTGCTGTTTATCACGAAGTTAATACAAGAACATTGGAGGAAAAAGTTGGAGTCATTAATGTTATACGTAATAGGTTACATTCTGGTCTTTGGGGTAATTCTGTATGCTCTGTCGTTTATGCTAATAATCAGTTTGCTGTGCAAGATGAGTCCCACCATCCAGTTAATGAAAGGGCGTATTTGGAGACTAAACTACTTGTTATTGATACGATTATTTATAATAAATATGCTAACCCAGTTGCAAATGCTTTATACTTTCATGATGATTCAATACCGCCAAAGAAAGTATGGTTTGGAAAAAGGAAGAAAACCCACATAGGAAGGATGGTGTTCTACTAATGGCTAAAAAAGAACCTGTAGCATGGCTTTATGAAGAGTATGATGTTAAGTCTGGTGACCTAAAGAAGTCTTATTTATGGTCGTTTCATCCTAACCAATTATCATATTTAAACGATTTAAAGAACACAACACATCATATTAAGATAATACCTTTGTTTCCTGGTGAACCTGTAGAAGAATATAAAGGCATATCTAAATACGATAGTAAAAAATTAACGGAGGCTTATGGTGGACTCTAACCCACTTACACAAGAAGAGATTATTAAAGCGTATAAAGAAGCATTTGGAAGTGGTAATGCTGTTTTAACGCTTGACAGAATATTTAGATTTGCTAGGCTTATAGAAAAAGCTCATGGAGTAAAAGATGTACACTAAATTAGACGATCAAAGACAAGCAAAGTTTATTATGAAATATATGGATGAACATCCTGGTTGCAGCATTAAAGAGATTGTGCAACAATGCGTAACTAATAGGACAAGATTAAAGTATTTAGAAAGTCAAGGATATTTTAGTTTACCTAAATGGACTTATAGTAAAGAACTAGATAAACGTTTTAAGAATAGAGAGTATGTATCTGTAGCTGTAGGAAGGGAGTATGGTAAATGGATAGGATATTAAAGATAATTGATTATATTATATACGCTTTAGTAATTGGTAGTATAATAGGCTTTTTTTATGGTACGTATCAGGTGATTGATTTACTTTTTATAAGGGGATAGTTATGGTAGATATGGTGAATAGACCTCCACATTACATGGTAGGTGGTATTGAAGCAATAGACGTAATTAAGAGTCGTTTAACAAAAGAAGAATACATTGGGTATTTAAAAGGATGTAAACTTAAATATGACTTACGTTATCCATTTAAAGATAATCCACAACAAGATTTAGAAAAGTCTGATTGGTATAAGAATAAGCTATTAGAATCTACAAAAGATGAAGATGCTATTAATCCACCTGAAGTAGAAGCTATTTTAGAGAGGTTTGATGATGAGTAAGATATATTGGATCTTTGGACTTGCTATGGTTGCATTAGCAATATTTGGAACAGAAAAGGCTTTTAGTCAAACAACTACCATATATGCACCAGATGGCTCTGTTACAGTATGCCAAGTAAGTTCTAATGGTACTGTAATCTGTCTTTAATCGTCTAGTGGTGTTAATTCACCGTAGATAGATAGTTCTTCGCCACTAATTTCTATATAGCTATCGTCATCTAACTGGATGATGATAGTGCTATCTCCATGTTCAGCTTCACAAGATATAATTGTTTTACCAAGCATGTGATTACAAATAATCTCTACTTCTGAACGTTGCATAATAAATCCTATATTTTGACGAATTTTTCTGATTTGTCTGATGTTAATTTTTTGTTACCTCTAAACCAAGAACCACAATTTTGACATTGGAATCTTGGATACTTTCCAGCAGTTAATACTGAATAACCACGTTGTTGAACTTTATGACTTGCACAACTTGGACATACTCTTTCTTCTGAAAAATGATTGTGGTTAGGATGATTACTTATCCAACCTTTAAACTTATCATATACTTTCTCAAGTAATACAACATCATTTCTATTGTATTCTTCCATGCGTTTCCATGCTGACCTATCGTTATTCATAACTTTAAGCCATAGCTCATGACCTTCATGTGCTGTCTTTTTACCAAGACCTAAACGCTGTGCAATATAGTCTAGTTTGTTAGAAACAAATCTAAACTTGCTACGAGATGTTTGTAATAAGTCTATATGTTTAGCAGGGCTAGGAGGTGGCATACCAGCCTCTAGGAACTCTTTATTAAGCATAGGTATATCAAACCTATTGCCATTATAGTGAACGATTGCGTCTGCTTCATCCATGAGTTTATGGATAGACTTTAACATTGATTTACGATCTGTTTTATATACAGAGTCAAACATAATCTTTTTATCACCATACCATTTAGCTGCATAGCATAATGTATAAGATGATTCTAGGAGCTGATTAAGTGCAATGTTCTGTTGCCAGATTCCCCAAACCGTTGCAAGATTAGGTGCGCATTCTATATCTAAAAGTAGTATCTTCAAGTAACTCTCCTAGTGTTGAGATACTTTATTATATACTAGATACAAGATTAGCATTAGGAAGACGTATTTAAAGTGTGTAATAGCGCATAGAATATCGCAGATAAAGTAATCTAGCATATAATAATTTTTGCTGTTTTAGCTTGTTTTAGTTTGTCAAAGAACTTCTTATAAGCTGACCTAGAGTTACCTATAAAGTCTTTACCTGACCATGTTGTGCCAAGTAAGATACATCCGTCTGTATGTGCTGAAGTATTACCAGCATGAATACGAACACCTGTGAAGTTAGGAACGTTTAGTATATGTGGCATATCTTGTTTAAAGCGTACAGATGCGTCTATAATGACTTTGTATTCACCGGTAGGGATAGCAGTCTTACCTATCACTTTACTGCCATTTCTGACTACATCTTCTAGTGTATAACATTCATATACACCATTTATGTACATCTTGCCTATCGTGTGTGTATTTTGAAACTCAAACCTTTTTACTTCAATTAACATTCTTGTCAATATGTGTAAGTGCTTTAGTTAAGATTTGCATAGCATACATAAATAAAATAGAGAATCCCATAGCTACGAATAGCAATGAAACTACAATAAGTTTAAGTATAGCTAAACCGATAAAGTTAAGTATGTCTAAGACTATCATTTCTTTTTAATGTAGAATAAACTACGTTCCCCAAAGAGATAGAAACCAACCGCACTAGCAAAGTTATCTACTTCTGGTGTTGCAATACCTTGTAAGTGCATAGCTGCCCATGTTGCTAATACTAATAAACCTATAGATGGTCGCATGAGTCTTACAATAGCTTCTACCCATGGATAAGATGGATTACCACCACCAGCTTCATTCATAACCTTAAAAAACTCTAAGTCAATCTGTTTCATTTGCGCATATTGTTCTATGGTAGCAGGTTTGAATTGGTCAGGTGCTACAAATCTGTTTATAAGTGATTTACCTAAATCTACTGCTAATGGTCCTAATGCTGCTAGTATAGTAACTGGATCTATGATAATACTCCTTATAGTTCTTTAGGATCGTAGCCAAGTGTATTAGCTACTCTCTTTTGTAGTTTTAAAAATAAACCTTTATGGCTAGTATATTTATCTGTTTTAGGTGATTCTAAATAGCATATCATGTGTATGATTTCATGTGCTAGTGTCTTTAATACTGTATCTAAATGACCGCATTTAGCTGTAGATATAGTAATAACATGAGGTTCACCAGCTTCAGGTGGCTCATATTGTCCACATATAGTATCGTCATGCACTACTACGAAATCTACTTTAGATGCTGGTGGTAATTTATATTCGTCAAATACAGGAAACTCTATAAGCGCTGAATATAGATTAGCTATGTTATTTTCAGTTATGAATGTCATAGTGTTGAACGTGGTTTAAATAGTTGTGGATTATATACTGCTGTTGCATCTATCTCTGGAAAGTAAATTAATACTGATTCCATGTTGTTTACAGATTCTTTCTTCCAGCAACCTTCATGGTTAGCTTTACCTTTATCTGTAGCATAAGCAGCATAAGGATAGCCACGTAAACCCATTTTAGTAAACGTACATTCTTCTAGTGTTAATACTACTTCACCAGCTTCAGTAGCCATTGACATTTCTTTGGGTAGTTCTTTACTATACGCATAGTCATATAAAAATAACCATAAGAGTATTAAAGTAATACCCATAAGAAAGTTTTTCATATTATTTTCCTAGCAAGTTGTGCATAAAGAATGTAGCTAAACCACCTAAAAATGATGCTATAGTCATACCAGCCCAGAATCCACCTCTACCACGATTTGCTAATGCTAGAAGTTCATCCATACCTTGTTCTAACTTGTCAATCTTTTTTTCCATTTGCTCAACTTGAGCTACAAGTTGTCCATATTTGAATGGGTCAATATCACTCATTCTAAAATCCTTTATTCGTTATTTATATGGGTATATCTATAGTTGTTATATCATTATTTAGCAAACCAGGTACTTCACCACCAACAATTCCATAAGTACCAGGTTGTCTTAGTAAAGAACCTTGTCTTCTACGAGCTTCTTCTATATCTCGTAAAATAGAATATTGCTCTTGTGGATTAGTAGTAAATAGTCTTCTTTGTAACTCTTCTGCAACAGATGGTCTAATGCCACCTGCTCTTGATACACCACGACCAGCTAAATTAGAAAGAAAACCTGTTACATTTCCACTAGCTAATGGAGCAATAGTTTGCAAATCTTGTGCAGCCATAGCATTTTCTACAGTAGGAGAACCACCTAAGACTTTTCTACTTGTTTGAATTAATTGTTTTTGACCTTCTACTTGTTTAATAAATTCATCATAACTTTTTGAACTGTCAAAAGCTGTTCTTAATGCACTACGTTTTCTATCAGAACCAAATACTTTTTTAGTAAAATCAACTCCTTCAAATGTAGATAAATTATCTTTTACTTTAGATAACATACCAACTCTAAATGCTTCTTTTTCAGCAGGTCTCATGTTTTTTAAATTACTTATAAGCTCACTTTCACTCATTCTCAAGTAATCATTACCTGTTTGGTAAGCATTTTGTAAGTCAGCAGAATCAGCAAACTTTTTATTAGCAAGTTTATATTCAGGATTATATTGTTTAATTAAGTCATTAAACTCTTTTTTTACTTTTGCAATATCAGCACCATATCCAGTTACCTTTCCTGTAATAGGATCTACTTCTTTTTGATATACTCTATCTAATCCAATTTTAATATCATGCAATAATGATGTTGGAACAAAATCAGCATTATCTAAAGAATTTAAATTTGGTAGTGGTTGACCTAAAACATCAGCACTTTTTTGAGCTTCTACATAAGCTTGTTGAAATACGTCTCTATTAGCATATTTTCTAAATGGCTCTGCTGGAATATCTTTAGAATATGCTTTTGGATATAATTTACGTGATTGAGTTTGTTGTTTATTTGCTAAATCTGTTATATAGTCAAACCCAAATTGTTTTGCTTCAACACCTGATTTTTGTGTTAATCCTTCTACAAGCTGACTTGGTAAACCTGCTGTTCTTTCTTGTAAAAATTTCTCAGTTGTTGTTTTCGCTTTGCTTGGTATGATATAAGAAGAGTATCCAAGTTTTTGTAAATTAGCTCCTAAATCAGCAATAGTAGCATCAGGAACGCCTACTTTTCTATACTCGTCTAAAACAGTTCTAACGTCATTAGGAGTAAGATTTTCTTTTTCTAAAGTTTCAGATAGTTTTCTTGTTGCAATATTTTCTTTTTGTCCAAGACCTAATCCTTGTGCAATACTTCTTAAACCTCTTCCAGTTAATGCTATAGCTGGAACTGCTGCACCGCCTATTGCCGCACCACCTGTTCCATAATATAAAGAACTTCTAGGCACATCTTGCAATTCTGGAGCTACACCTGCACCAGTCAAAGCACCTGCACCTGCACCAACTGCTGCACCTTGACCAATTTTAGATAAAGCTGTAGTGCCACCCCTTAGCAATGCTTTAGAACCTAACCCATATATACCAGCAGGCGTTGTAAGTCCACCAGCAATTTCTAAACCTGTACTAAGATAAGGACTTTCTTTTTGAAATTGAGCTTGTTGTAATCTTAATTGATCACGTATATCTTTATAATTACCTTGACCTAATGCAGATCTAATACCTGCTTCAGCTTCTTCACCAAATCCAAAAGTAACACCTTGACCAATTGCTCTTGCTGATTCTGCTATTGGATTATATGTTTGTTGTGGTGTTTGTGTTGCAGATGTTTTTGGCTTATACTGTGATTTAGCAAAATCAAGTATTTGCTGTTGAGTTGCACCTTCAGGCGCTTCAACTTTAATTATGCTACCATCAGGAGCTTCTACTTTATGAATTGGCATATTTATCCTTAAGGAATAATTCTAAAACCACTATTATCAGGAATATCAATTAGTTTCTTTTGACGTTTAGTTGATGCAAAATAATCATCTAATTCACCAGATTGTAATGATTGGTTATATCTATCAATAGCACGTTTTTCTATATCACGTCTAATTTGAGTCATTCTAATTAAAGCATTTTTATCCATACTAATAGTACCAGTCATAACTTGACGTAAGAACTCTCTTTCTGCAGGAGTATCTAAACCTTTAGCACCAATACCAAGTGCGCCAATTTGTGGGAATACATCTGAACCTAAGAAAGCATCAAGTATTTCTGTATCTGCAACTTGTTTACCAGCTTTTTGATCTTTTAATACTTTAGCTTTAAATCTATTTACATTTTTTTGAATATCAGCACCAAATCCTGTAATCGCATCTGAGTTTTGCAATTGATTTAATGTCATATCAATTTTAGAAATATTGTTTTTAGATTTATTAGCTGTATTAACTAATTCAACATCTTGTTCTGCTCTTATTTTTCCAAGAGTTTCTTCGTATTTTGTTTGACCAGCAGGCATAACAATTTTAGTTTCAGGTTTTTTAGCTATTTCACGTGCTTTTATTTCTGCTCCAATTTGTTTTCTTTGTTCTGGTGTTAATGCAGTTGGATTAGCAGTTCCAAATAATTCAATAGCTACATTTTTATATGTATCAGTAAATCCTTCAGGTTTTTCTGCTACAGGAGCATCTAAAGAACTTCTTGCAATTTCTTTATATGTACCATCTGGCTGTCTTTCTTGTGTAATTTCAAATCTATCTTGCTTGATAGTTCTAATATTATCATCTCTTCCAGATGCTATTTTGTTTCTAAGAGCTGTATTTAATGCTTGATCTACTACATTTTGAGATGCACCAAAACCAGCTAAACCTGCTCTAGCTAAATAAGGGATAGGGCTACCTGCATTTAAATTTTTAGGAGTACCAGCGTATGTTAAAAGTGCATTAAGACCACCAGATACTAATGCTCTTTTGTTAATAGCATCTCGTTCTGCATCAGAAATTAATCCACCTGTATTACTAGGAACACCAAAACCATAATCTCCTAAGTTTCCTAATAATCCGCCTATGTTATCAAATATTGCCATAATATTATCCTATGTAAATTGGTTTTCTTGGTAATTGTGCCATACTATTAAATTGTGGGATAGGAACAGAACCTTGACCTATAAGTTGTTGTGCGCTTAATGTTGGAGATGGTTGTAATGGAGCATTTGATTGATTCATTCTATCGTATGCACTAAGACCTAAATTTGCTGCTTGTATTGGATTAGATCTAACTGAATCTAAAACTGCATTACCCATTGTGTTAAATACACTATTACTAACTGGGTTTGTTAAGTTAGCTGCATCATCTAAATATAGTAATGGATTAGTATTTGACATAATGCCAGTACCAAAATTACCTAATAAACTATCGCTTTGCATTGGGTTAAAATTCAAAGCATTTAAACTAATACCTTGCCCACCTACTGGTAAATTTGTTCCACCTAAACCAGAGCCAATGCTATTAAAGTTAATGCCACCTTTTGCAGCGCCACCAACATTACCTGCACCACCCATAGCACCACCTAAATAGCTACCTGCACCACCTAATGCACCACCTACTGCTGCATTTCTTAAAGAAGAACCTAGGCTTTTACCTCTGAGCAAAGATGTGCCACCACTTACACCTGCACCTATCATTGCTGCTGTTACTGGATCACTCATTATTTGCCTACCTTTCCTACTACATAGCAGATTGGTTCTAAAATAGCACGATAAATCATGCCATAAACATCACGTTTTTTACCTCTTTTTTGTTTCCATATATCAGCAGTTCTATGTCTTGCGATATGCTCTAAAACACCCCTTAAAATGCGTTGTAGGGTATTCTTTTCACCTGCTTTATAAGCATAGTTTACTAATGGTAAGAATAGAGTGTGATAACCTTTTTCGTATGCTGGGTCTAAGTCTTTAGATTGTGCTAACCAAATAGCATTACGGAAGCTACCAAAGCCATATTCAGCGTTCATAGCTGTACATACAATCTTACCACCACCACTAGATGTTGTTTCTGATCTTGTAGTTAATGGTTGACCTGCTACGGTAGATGTAAATTGTGCAAGTCTTTGGTATGGTAAGTTTTGTTGGAAGTTAAAGCGATCAAGTTCTGCTTGTAGAGCTTGTTGAGCATAGTTTTCACGTGCTTGACCAGTTTGTAATAGTTGATTAATAGGTTGATAAGCTGCTTGTGCCATAGTAGGTGCATTTCTAGCTGCTTGTTCTTGGAAACCACGTTCTGCTGCATAGTTTTGATATGCTGCTTGACCTGCTTGGTTTGCTAAAGCATTAGCTAGATTTTGTTGTGATAATGATTCTAATTGTGTTTGTGCGCCTGAACCATAACGACCTGCACCTGATGCTTGACTACGTGTAGCACCAATAGCTTGGTTATATGCTTGTGTAGCTGCTTCTTGTCCTGGTCTTAATGCTGCTTGTAGGAAAGGATTAGCACCTAAGTATTGACCACCTACAGCACCTTGTTGTTGTG